GGCTTAACAGTTGAAGATAAGCAGATGCTCCATTCGAAGAAGAGGCTCCACTATCAACAACGGTTCCCGATCCCGCTGAAGAATGAGTGTCATCATGAGCGGTTAACATTTCGCCAAATTCCAACGGTACCCCATCGGTTGAAGAATAATTAACAACACCCGACACAGCAGAACCCGGAGCCGAGTCCACAGAATAATCACCCTGTTTGGCAACTAATCCTGCACTCTTAGACCCGACCGCACTTCCCAGGGGAACCAGGACAGTCTGATCCGCTGTGGGTTGCTTCCCGCTGAGTGATGTGAAAACTGAATGTGATTTTCCTGTAGCCGCATCAAACCAGACATTAACCGTCATCTGTCCGGTTGCCTCGCCGACCAATCGCTTCACCGCTGAAGAGTCCAGGGTAGTGACATCGAGAAGATTCTGGGAGTATCCCATTCCGGCTAATGAATTCGCATCCCCGGAAAGGTCATACCCTTCAACATAAAGCCTTGTATCTAACCCGGTAACTTTTGCCATTAAAATCTCCTATGGAGTAATTGTTACTTCCCCGAGATTCTCGACCTCGAAAGGAATATCCATTGTTCTGTATGCCACCCCGCCAATATCTGTGTACCCTGTAGCCATTGAGCCAACATTCGAGTCTGTACAATTCCCCGCTAGATCCGCGTCACTTCTCAGCGCCGTGTCAATATTCACCGCGGCATCCCACAAATCCAATTCGAGGGATTCCCGGACGTCCTGGGATGCTTGCATCCTAAAATATGCCCGGATTGTGAAAGTGGTCATTGTCGAAACATCAGTGAAGGTTTCGAACATTGTTGACCGTGAGACTATCCAGAAGGCGCATAGAGGAGTTCCGGGGATGGACAGGGGTTCTCCCCTTAAAATCGCTGTAAACGTCGGATCTGAGACCGTTCCGAGCAATGCGTCTATTCTGTCTAATGCACCTGATCGGCTCATTTCAATACCTCGACCAATGCCTGTTCAAAAAGATCGTCCACTTCCTTTGATCCTTTCGAAAGCCAGTCCTTCACATTCTGAAACATATGATATCCACCGAACCGGGTTATTTTATTCCGGGATGATGTTCCTTCTACCCATGACGCATAAACAAGATTTGCCCCGTACCGGATCTCCCCGGCATCAATCTGGGCATGAAGACTTTTAACCAGGCTTCCACCGACATGATTTCGGAGGTTTGCCGTAATCCTTCCATGTCCCGGGTAAAGTTGTTCCTTCACCTTATTGGCACCCATGACAGCAATATCTGTCAGGGCGCGATTCGCGGCGCGTGTCAGGTTATCACCGGGGTCTTCGAATAGTGGTCCTTTAGCGTATCCCGCCCATGTTGCCATTAGAAGTAAGTCTCCGAATAAGCTGTTACAGAGCGGAATTCGTCCAGGGTTGAAAGAACAGAACTCGCGTCGGCATCGGATCTGGTAATTCCTTCCGCACCACTTCCGATTGTTAAGGTTGTCCCCATATCCCTGTCCCGGAAGAAAACCTTTCCAAGATCGAGACATGCCTGGACAACGATGGGATTGTATTCATAACTGTAAAGCGAAGCCCCACCGGAATGAGTGGCGGCAGTTGTCCCATTTACTCCTCTTTCCACCGTGAGGGTATTTCCGCTGATTCCTGTTATATATAACTGTTCAGAATCAATCAGAATTGTCTGGGCAATACTCAGGCTACTTGCGCTCGATACACTTGCGGTTGTCGCCGTGGTGGAGGATATAGCATCAGCGGTTGTTTCGCTTATGGTGTCATTCGCATAACCCCATGTGGCAAGAACCGCGAGAGTTTGTTGCCCGGCATGGAATGACTTCGATGAATCCTCGTTTAATTTGAGCCGGGTCTTTGGCGTCCTGTTATAAGGCTCCAGCCAGTAGTCCGCATTGTATCCTTCTGTTAGCGTTTCGCTCTCTGTCCGTTCCGTTTGCTTGTAGGATGTAACCGAAGTTACAGAAACAAGCCAGGAGTCCAGGGGAATCGCGGAAAGATAAAAATCCTTTAGCCCGATCTGAGTCGGGGACGATCCGGAAACTATGACCTGGGGCGTATCCCTCAATGTCCCGGATCCAATATCAAAATAATGGGTCTCGAGACGCGGACCAAAACTCTGCATTCCCACATAGTTATCAATCCGGCTGGATGCGGACTCGACGATCCTTCTCAGGACTGCCGTGTCACTTGTCCACCCGCTTGAATAGGATGTCCCTGCAAGGTAATCCCGCAGATCATCAATACTCGCATAAGAATGACGCGTCGCCATTATTTATTTTCCTCAGTTTTCTTTGATTTATTGGGAGATGGCGGCGTCATCCTTTCGAAATACTCGCCATAGTCCTTCGCCTGTTTAGCGGGAATATCGTATTGCTCACCCGCAGCATAAAGCCGTCCCGCCAGGGTGAACTCTTTAATACATTCAACTTTAACTACCATTTTTTCGTCTCCAGGGGACTAGCCAGGGGGGGAATATGAAGTCCCAAAACCCCCCGACTAGCCCCACTTATTTTCCTGTCCCGCTATTAACTAGCGGCGGCTCTTAACATTTTGAAAGCGGCGGCAAGAGTCAGTTGCCCGTCGCCTCTTCTGGAAGCAAAAAAGCCCACTTGGTCCGATTCTTGGTATAAAGAATCGTTGCGACGGATTGCAAAACCGGCACGATCAAAAATCGCATATTGCTTCAGGTCACCAAAGAGAGCAATCCTCTCAGTAGCCGTGATGGTTGCACCAAGACCGTGAGCCGAGTCGACCATTACGTTGGGTCGCCCAAGTATGAAATTGGCGGGAGCCGCTGTCAGATCGGGAATCGCGTGAACCCCAGCCGTCGTTGATGCGATACTCGTTATGAGTGACGCAATTGCGGATTTCATTATCCAACTGGCATTAGACCTGAACTGTTCCTCAAGGGTGAAGTAGATTCCGGTCAAGTCGGCGGCGACAACGCTGGTGGCATTCGCCATCGTGTAATCAGAAGGACTGGCGCCCATTATCCCGGCATATTGAGTCGTGCCGTTTCCGCTGATTATTCCCACGTCTTCAAATCTACCCGCGGCTTCCTGGAATATCTGGGAAAGCATGGCAGGGAGGTTGACGGCGCTGTCGTCCAGGAGCTCTCGAGTAACTTTGACCAATCCACCTGACTTCTCAAGTGAAAATGCAATCTGCGAGGTCACGGGAGTCTGGTCAGAATAAGAAGCCTCTTCTGCGATCGCCGCCCAAGTTGCTGATGCTATGGAAGGAATATATCCATCCTTACTCGCAACCCGAATAACGTTGCAGTACGGGCGTAATCGTCCACCCGGGACTCCGGGGTCATGCACAACCTGGTTAATGAATTCCTCCGGCACGAAGAAGCCACCCTCGGCATCTGTGTCCTCTTGCATTGCTTTCTGCTCATCAGGAGTTGCGCTCATCTGGAAGGCAACTTCGGATGGTGCTTTCATCCACTTGAGCCAGGTATCTTTTTGGAATCGAGCATGGTCTTTAATATTTTCTCCGCACTGTTCTTGCACCCAGATCGGTTGTGACATCGCCGGTAGACCCTTGATCCATGTTTGAGGCTTGTAATCAGCCTTGGTATTCCGGGTTGTATCATCGGCGTTGTACTTCATCGCGTCTTTTGATGCGACTGGAACCGTGTTCATGGGGCGATTGAAGTCTCCCGAGAGAGCCTTCAGCTTTGCTTGTGCCTCATCAATCCCGTCTGCGGTTTCCATCTTGATCTGTGCATCGAGAATAATCTTCTCGAATTGTCCGACATCGCCATTGTCTAGCGACGCTTGCGCTGATTTTAAGAGGGCGCCTGCCTCTTCTCTCATCTGTTTCGTACCCAAAACTAATCCTCCTGGACTGCTTGTCTGTTTTCTAATATCGTTTCAAGAAGTGCAAGTTGCCTCCGGGCATTTGCAAACAATTCAGATTCGGCGGCGTCAGCATCGAAGACTTCGTCAACGTCTGATTCGGCGTTGTCGTTATCTTCAACATTGGCAGGCTCCGCGGTCTCATCGTCTGCTTCTGTCGGAGTTTCTTCTTCATCATTCAAGAGGGCGACCGCCAAAGCGGTAGCCTCGTCCTCGCTTAAATCCTCGACAAGCTCTTTCCAGTTTGCCGTCTCAATACTTCGCACCCGGGACCAGACCCGGGAGGTGCTTAATAGCTCAGGGGCTTCTTTCCCTGCGTCTTTTATGTGTTTTTCCAGGTGCTTATAAACCTGTTCCCTGTCAGCTTTGGGAATATTCGCTCCGCCGCGCCCGCCGTTCAGAACGCCGATCGCCCCGGAACATGCCCGGATATTTGCCGCGCCTACCACTCCATCTTTAACGTGGTGGTGGATAAATTTATATGATCCTTTTGCGTCCGGCTTCCCTGCTGGATCCACCCAGGCATACGCTTCTCGGAGACTTTCACCCCCGGATAGCCCTGCGCGATTCTCGACCCCGCTCCACGGTCCTGATGTTGTTTCGGTAGAGTGTCGGGAAATAGGTTTGTTTGCTTTATCGGCTTTCGCTGAGATCGTGGCTGTATCAGGTGATGCCCCCCGGACTACTCCGGACGTTTCCACCCAGTCCAGTTCTGTGATTCTCCGAAGACTGGTACTGCCTCGACCTTCCTGGGTTACGCCGGAATCTGGAAGATTAAAGCCGACTGAATATTCCTTGATAAACTCCCCGGAGATATTCGAGAACGCATCCCGACCCGCCTGGGTGTTCATGTTCATCTTTATGGTTGCCCCGAGTCGCCATACATCATCCGAAATCTGTATCGGCTTCGCATCAATAACCTTGCCGACTAATTGCCCGTGATCGTGACCCATGAGGAATGGAATCGGAAGGTTATTCCTGATGGAATTATCAAAAGCCGTCGGCTCGATAACATCCCCGTCCTTGTCCTTCGTTCCCATCGTATTAACAAATGCCTCGATGACGCCTTCCGCGTCATCAATGACTTTGATTTCAGCTTCTTCAGTCTTGTGAATCATGCTACTACCTCATCAGGTTTGTAATTTCTCGGCATCGGTTCCCAGTTCAATGTCCCATTAGGATGGTCAACAATCAGGGCGGCATCATCTGCCCGGTAAATCTGTCCGTGTCGTTCGGCACAGGTTCGACCATAAGGATCGCCGTCCGGAACGTAGTTATCATCAGGGTCTCCGTCCACGTCATCAGCCCTCATATACTCGAAACCCTGTTCCTTGTAATGAGAAATTGAAGACAGGTTTTGCGTTCGCATAATCTCTGTCCGGGCAATAAGACGCGACCGTTTAATTGTTTCATTCGCGAGGCTCTTGATCCCCGGAAACTTATCCGCCGGAACTCCCCGGGCTAATTGCTCAATCGAATATCCCCTCTCGAGGGCAACTCCGACAACTTTCTGGAATGCTTTGTTGGTTGTATTGTGAATTATCTTCGCCCTGGCGGATGCCCCGCTTGTTATTGCGGCAACTGACGGAAGTTTTTCAGACCATTCAAGGACTCCAGCCACGCCCGAGTTATTTATTTGTCCATATGTCGACTTGGTAGTGCGTATGAAATTCCGATATAGGATCTCCGCCAGGTTGTTTTCCGCGTCATCAGGCAAAAGATTCGAGAATGAGACAGGAAAGTCTTTTGTTTCCTCGGCGTTCCTTTCCAGGTATCTTCCAACAATCCCGTCAACACGGCTTTTAATCCGTTTAAAATATCGCTCGACATCAGACTCAAGCTGGTCCGTCAGATCTTCCCGATCCTTCAGAAGCGCCCGGCGTAATATCGCAGCCCTGGGAGCAACCCGGGGAGCCTTAGATACGCCCAGTATTGCTGATTCCTCGGCATCCACCGGAGCGGGTAACTGAGGAGGAGGAGGAGGCAATGCCTCCATATCTGAGGTCTCAATGATATTGCTGGGGACCCTGCGAAGATCCCCGTCATCTATCGCGTCAACTCCTACGAGTTCCCGCGCTTCGTTGAGGGTTATGATCCCGGCACCAAACAGGCTCGCCGCCCTGGCACTCTGAGAATCTGAATCATCAAGGAACGCCCTCATCTCTGCCATGTCAGCGCGAACTGAACCGCTGTCGGGAAATTCATATTCCAGACAGTAGTTCAGAAACCTTAATAATCTTTTTATTAACGGCTCCAGGGTCTCCGAATGGAAGCTGAAACGCGCTTCCCGATAGTTCGCAAAGGTAGACCTTGCCAGACCCACATTCGCCGAGATCAGAATCGGGGGAACACCGAACACGGCGCAGATCCTCGACTCGGTCATATAGTGCATTTCTGTCAGAGCCATATCCTTGGGGGATGTTGCCATCTGTTGATATTCAGCATCGTCGTCCAGGACAGCGACCTTGTGCATGTTATTGGTTCCGCCAAAGGTTGAACGCCATCTCGACCTGATCCTGTCCGCTTCGTCCTGGGAGGTTAGCCGGCGCTTGATCTTCAATAACCCGGAAGGAACCCCGGCGTTCTGGAAAAACATTTTGGCAAAATCGCCCATGTTCAAATCAAGGTTTACAGTCCTTGCCAGAATATGGAGCGGGGATAGCCCGTAAACATCCCCGGAAGGATTCGGAAGCGAAAGATGCGAAATATCTTCATTCGCTAACGGGTATTCATTACCGTCTATTTCATAAACATAGCTGTTCTGCCCCCGATCTTCCGGCTTGACTGAAACCCGATCCGGACGCAAAAGCCATAATTTGATAACCTGGTTAGTCCTATCCCGTTCTTTCAGGATATAAACATTTCCGGAAACCTGGAGAAATGTCACTATTCTCTCGATGAATTGATAAAAATCATCGTTCTGGTTCGGTTGTTTTATGATTGCGGCGAGGGGGCTATCTTCGATTTCCTCAATTCCCCCGTCCGGTCCGTCAATCCCGACGTAATACCGGGGGGAGGCGGCACCATCAGCAAGCTCCCGGATACAGGCATAGACGATTTCATTCTTGCCATATCCCTGGGATGCGAAATTTTCGTAGTTATCTGTTGGATACTGGACCTGTGAAAGATCATTGACGAGCGGAACCGATGCGGCAATTTCCGCGTCAGTTGCTTTTGTGAACATGTTCCAGATCGCCATATTCCCCCAAAGCCTTTCGGGTACATGGCGAGACCACATTAGAGGGATAAATCAGTAAAAAACTTCTGATGGGAGTTTTTCAGACCGTAGGTCATATGTCCTTATTACGAGTAGTTGATATCTGACCTATCCCTACTATTTAAAATACAGATTTTTGTAAAGCTCGTCAATCAGATCGGATACCACAGACGGAGATATTTTGCCATGACAACATCAATGCCCACTCATATATGTATCGCCCTAGTCTACTCGGTACATCCGGACAGTACGGGAAACACGATAATTACACCTTTCACAATACTGGGGGGCGAATGATCCCCCTGGCGCCATATACTTTCGCATTAACGGCTCCTGGCACATAGCACACAGATGGCATGAACATTGACACTCGGATGACGAACATTCCATTGCTTGTCTGTGTTCTATCTTCTCCGCACCCGGCTCATAGGTCATGTTCGTTTCTTCTCGCAGTCAGAAGTTTTTTCTTTCGATCCTCATACCGCCAGTCGGGAGATTTCGGATGGCTCTTATGTGTCGATATTTTTTTTCCCCGTACGCAAACGGTGCGATTGCAATCCGGGCATGTGGTCATTACCAGGTCAACCTTTCGGGAATTGTCGCCCACAGGGGCTACCGTAACCGTCGGATGTTGCGGGAGTTTACCAGAACCCGAGCAAGTCTCGCTGGTGTACCAGCGAGGAGAATACTCATCTTTCTTTTTATATCGACTATCTATATGAATGATCGGATTGAGCGGATTTAATTTGTTATATTTCTCGATTATCTGGCTGACCCTCGAACCGCTCAGATTACAAAGGTCCCCAATTCTCGCAAATGAGTATTCGGGATGGTCCTCACATAATTGTTTAATTTTCAGAAACCGGTTCTGAAATTTCACACGTTCATCTGCATAACGTCCTTTATATTCCGGAAAGTTAATCCCATCACCCTTTTCACATTCCGGCAGTCCGCAATACTTTTTCCCTTTAACGGAAGGGTCATCATAAACCGCACGACCGCATCCCCCGGGACAGGATCGGTGCATGAATTTCAATGCGTCATCCAGCTTGGACGCCGTAGCCTCTGCCGTCTCCTCCATTACAAAGTAACGTTTGATCGCTGTTATGGCGACCAGCATCTCGTGAGGGGTCAGGTCAATCTGCATTATCGACCTCATTCTTTGTTCCGCACCTGTTGCAGACGATCACGGTTCCCTTCCCTGCCTTCTCAGCCAG